TATATCCATACCAAGCTAAGATGTTTAATAAGTTTCAAGCACATAGGTTTAATGTTGTTTTAGCGTGTAGGCAATCTGGTAAATCTATATCTGCGTGTGGTTACTTGCTTTGGTTTGCTTTATTTCAACCTGAAAAAACAATTGCAGTATTAGCTAATAAAGGTGCTACTGCTCGTGAGATGTTGGCAAGAATAACAATAATGCTTGAGAATATACCGTTCTTTCTTCAACCGGGTTGTAAAGCTTTGAATAAATCTAATATTGATTTTAGTAACAATAGTAGAATTATTGCAGCTGCAACATCAGGACAATCGATAAGAGGTTTATCAGTTAACTTATTATACTTAGATGAATTTGCATTCGTTGAAAGAGCTGCAGAGTTTTATACATCTACATATCCAGTTATATCATCTGGTACAGACACTAAAATTATAGTTACATCTACTGCAAACGGTATAGGTAATACCTTTCATAAGATATGGGAAGGTGCAGTTCAAGGTGTAAACGAATATAGTTACTTTAGAGTTGACTGGCACGATGTACCCGGTCGTGATGAAAAATGGAAAGAAGAAACTATAAACAATACTTCTCAAATACAATTTGATCAAGAGTTTGGTAATACATTTTTTGGAACTGGAGATACACTTATCAATGCTCAAACATTGTTAGATCTGAGAGCATCACATCCAGTTCGAAAATTAGAAGGTGGGGACATATTAATATATAAAGAACCTATCAAAGGCCATGATTATATTTTAGTAGCAGATGTATCAAAGGGAAGAGGACAGGACTACTCTTCTTTTTCCTTAATCGATATTAGCGCTCGCCCGTTTGAACAGGTTGCTGTGTACCGCAATAACACTATATCTCCATTACTCTTCCCTAATATTATATATAAGTACGCAAATGTCTACAACAAAGCTTATTGCATTATTGAGTCAAATGATCAAGGTGGAGTGGTTTGTAATGGTTTATATTATGATTTAGAATATGAAAATGTTCATGTTGAATCTGCAGTAAAAGCGAATGCAGTAGGAATTGAAATAACTCGTAAATCTAAAAGATTAGGCTGTAGTGCATTAAAAGATTTATTAGAAAATAGTAAGCTTAAAGTGGTAGATGAACAAACAATATTAGAAATATCTACATTTGAAGCAAAAGGCCAAACATTTCAAGCTTCTGTAGGAAACCACGATGACTTAGTTATGAATTTAGTTTTATTCGGTTACTTTGTTTCTTCAGCATACTTTTCTAATTTAACAGACTTAAATCTCAAAGATATAATATTCAATCAGAAGATGAAAGAAATCAATGAAGATATAGTACCTTTTGGGTTTATTGATGATGGTTCTGAGTTTATTCAGAAGATTGAGACTAAAGATGACCCTTGGCAGATCGAATATGATAGAGATCTGTAATATTATAAATAAGATATAATTGATCAATCGTATTATGAAACTTGTAATTAAAAATAAGGAATAATTTAATGGCACTATTTTCACCATCGGAATCACCCGCGGTTGTTGTCAAAGAAATAGACCTGACTGGAGGAGTGCCTAATGTCCAGTCAACTACCGGCGCAATCGTAGGAAACTTTAGGTGGGGACCAGCAGAGAAAAGAACTTTAATCGCTAACGAAACAGAGTTAGCTGAAAGATTTGGATCTCCTGACTCGGCAACCACTATAGACTTTCATTCAGCATCATATTTTTTACGCTACTCAAGTGCACTTCAAGTAGTAAGAACTATTGATGGAACAGCAGACAATGCAATATCAAAATCATCTGACAGTGCGGGTGTTACACCTACAGCTGCAGTTGTAAAGAACGAAGAAGACTTTGAAGCACAAGCAGCTACACTGACAGCGGCTACACACACCTTTATTGGTAGATACCCAGGATCACTAGGTAACGATATACAGGTTCAAATGTGTCATGCTAACGACAGTGCATTTACTAATTGGGCTTTTAAATCTGAATTCGATGCTAAACCAGCAACATCTAATTATTTAACAAAAAAGAATGGTACTAACGATGAAGTACATGCTATTATTTTAGATAAAGACGGTAAATTCACCGGCACTAAAAATGCAGTACTCGAAAGATACTCATTCTTGTCTTTAGCTAAAGATGCTAAAGCAGAAGATGGTACTTCTATATATGTTAAAGATGTTATTAACGAAAGATCAGAATACGTCCACATGGCTGGATTTGATTCTGCTGTAGCTGCAAACGTAACTATAAACGGAAGATTTGCACTTGACAGTGGAGACAACTTTCTTTCAACAGGAGCATCTAACTTTAAAACACCAATAACATTTAACTTTAGTGGCGGATCAGACTGTAACGCTATTGGTACATCTCAAATCGCAACTGGTTTCGATCTTTTCGAAGATAAAGACCAAGTTGAAATCGATTTCTTAATTGCACCAAGTATGGTAAGTACTACAGATCAAACTACTATAGTTAATGACTTAATTGCAACAGCTCAATCACTAAGAAAAGATTGTGTAGTAGTTGCATCACCGGCAAGAGATGACGTGGTAGGTTTAACATCTGCATCAGACATTGTAACTAACGTAGTTGCAACAGCTGATACATTTACTAAATCATCATACTTATTTAATGACGGTAACTTTCTAAAAGTATATGATAAGTTTAACGACCAATTCATACATATACCTGCAGCTTCTTCAACTGCTGGTCTTATGGCGGCAACTGACATAAACAGAGCGGCATGGTTCTCACCTGCAGGTTCTAGACGTGGACAGTACCTCGGCATAACAGCATTGGCTTATACACCTACTAAAGGTCAAAGAGATACCTTATACAAAGCAAGTGTAAATCCAATTGCAAATATTCCAGGAGCTGGCGTAATACTATTCGGTGATAAGACAGGACTCAGAAGAGCATCAGCTTTTGATAGAATCAATGTAAGAAGATTATTCTTAATACTTGAAAGAGCTATCAGCAGAGCGGCTGAGCAAGTACTCTTTGAATTCAACGATGAATTTACAAGAGCAGAGTTTGTCAACATCATTGAACCAGTACTTAGAGAAGTAAAAGGTAGACGAGGTATAACAGACTTCAGAGTTGTAGCAGATGCTACTAATAACACTGCAGCTGTAATTGATAGAAACGAATTTAAAGCAGACATATTCATTAAGCCTGCACGTTCTATCAACTACGTTACACTGAGTTTTGTAGCTGTAAGAACTGGCGTTGACTTCCAAGAAGTCGTCGGCACGGTTTAAGGAGGTAGAAAATGGCAGTACTAGGCGTAGATGATTTTAAATCAAAGCTAAGAGGCGGCGGGGCAAGACCTAACCTTTTCAAAGCTACAATCAACTTTCCAGGATATGCAAATGGCGATCCAGAACTGACTTCTTTCTTATGTGAGACAGCTCAGTTACCGGGATCAACACTTGGCCAGATAATTGTACCATTTCGTGGTAGACAATTAAAAATGGCTGGTGACAGAACATTTGATGTTTGGACAGTAACAATAATCAACGACACAGATTTCGCAATAAGAAATTCAATGGAGAGGTGGATGAATGGTATGAATGCACATAGTGCTAATACTGGACTAACAACTCCTATTGCTTATGAAGCAGATCTCTTTGTCGAGCAACTTGACAGATCAGGTGATACTCTTAAAAAGTATACGTTCAGAGGATCATATCCACAAGATATGTCTCCAATAGATTTGAACTATGGTACAAATGATGAAATCGAAAGATTTACAATCACATTTGCTTACCAGTACTATGAGACTGATACTACAACTTAAGTATAAATACTAGGAGAGTCAAATGGCTCTCCTAACTTAAAGGAATTATTATGGCAGACGGCACACTTAAATTATTTGGTTTTGAAATTACAAGGACTAAAGACAAACAGTCTATAAAGTCAATCGTTCCACCAAGAGACGATGATGGTGCAGGCTACGTTACTTCAACTTCAAGCGCAGCACACTATGGTCACTACATAAATATGGAAGGCGATGACTCAAAAGATAATGTACAACTAATATTAAAGTACCGTGGTTCAGCCATGCATCCAGAAGCTGATGCAGCAATAGAAGATATTGTAAATGAATCAATTACGTCAGGCGATATGAAGCCTTCTATAACTCTTAACGTAGATAGAGTTCCAGTAAGTTCTTCAATTAAAAAGCAAATGCTTGAAGAGTTTGACAACATATATAACATGTTAAATTTTAAAGAATTAGGACACGATCTTTTTAGAAGATGGTATGTTGATGGTAGAATATATCATCACTTAGTAGCAGATGAAAGCAATCTATCTGCAGGTATTCAAGAAATAAGATATGTTGATGCCGCTAAAATCAGAAAAGTAAAACAAGTTCAAAAGAAAAAAGATCCAGTAACTGGTGCTTCAATAGTTGAAAAGGTTGATGAGTTTTACATTTATCAAGAAAAACCTGGGAATCAGCAGAGTGCAATTAAGTTAAGTAATGACTCTGTAAGCTATTGTACTTCAGGATTATTAGATGAACACCGAAAGAAAGTTGTTTCATTTTTACATAAAGCACTAAAGCCAATTACACAGTTAAGAATGATGGAAGACTCATTAGTCATTTATCGATTAGCTCGAGCTCCTGAAAGAAGAATGTTTTATATCGATGTAGGTAACTTACCGAGAGGTAAAGCCGAACAATACATGAAAGATATTATGGCCAAGTATCGTAACAAACTCGTTTACGACGCTAAGACAGGTGAAATACGTGATGATCGTAAACATATGTCAATGCTCGAAGATTTTTGGCTACCAAGGCGAGAAGGTGGAAGAGGTACTGAGATATCAACTTTGCCTGGTGGAGAAAATTTAGGACAGATTGAAGATATTATATACTTTCAAAAAAGATTATATAGATCTCTTAATGTGCCGTTAAACAGATTAGAACAAGAACAACAGTTCTCTTTAGGTAGAGCAACTGAAATAAGCAGAGACGAATTAAAATTTCAAAAGTTTATTGATAGACTTAGAAACAGATTTGCTACTTTCTTTTATGATATATTAAAGAAACAATTATTAATGAAAAATATTATCACTGAAGAAGATTGGCTGAAGTGGAAAAACGAAGTCAATCTTGATTTCACACGTGATAATCACTTTTCAGAATTGAAAGAAGCAGAATTACTCAGAGAGAAGATACAAACACTCGATCAAATACAGAATTATGTCGGTGAGTATTTCTCTAAATCATGGGTGCAAAAGAATATTCTTCTTTTTGATGATGATGAAATCGAGAGAATGGATAGTGAAATAGCTGCAACTCAGCAGCAAGAACCAGAAGACGATCAAGGAGCGCTATAATGGCTGAAGAACAAGAAACTAATAATGTAGATACTATTGAAGATTTAATTCAACATTCATTAGCACAAGACTACAATAAAGCAAACGAAGTATTTGGAAATGTCATGACTACTCGAGTGGCAGATCTATTAGACCAACAAAAAGTAAAGATTGCTGGCCAAATATACAATGATGAACCTGAAGACCAAGAAGATCCATTAGAAGATGAGGATTTTGAAGAAACTGAAGGTGAAGAAGAAGAAACTGAGGAAGATATTGAAGATGCAGAAGATGAAGAGGAAGAAGAAGAAATCGAAGGCGCTGCAGTATAAAACTCAATATGTATAAATATAGTTAACATGAAAACTTTTTCGCAACTTAGAGAATTGGCAGGTAGAAAGCCAGAAGGTAAGATGGTCTTTAACAAAAAAGTTAAAGGTGTCAAAGCAATGATACATAAAGAACGTAATGGATTTGTTGCTTATATAGATGGTGATAGACTTGATGTATACAAAACTCAAAGAGAAGCTGAAAAAGCTATAACCGAATTTATGAAACAATATAAGTAGGTACAGAACATGAAACTAATATCAGAATTTGTCGAAAATGATTTAAACTTTCTAGTAGAAGCAGATAAAAAAACTGGAAAGAAGAATTACAAAATACAAGGCATATTCGCACAAGCAGAAAAAAAGAATCGTAACGGTCGTATATATCCAATGCCAGTGATGGAAAAAGCACTTGGCAAATATAATACTGATCAAGTAAGTAAGGGTAGAGCAGTTGGAGAACTTAACCACCCTGAAGGACCGACCGTTAATTTAGATAAAGTTTCTCACAAAATCAATAAACTTGAATTTCAAGGTGATGATATTGTGGGTGAGGCAACGATACTAGACACTCCTATGGGTCAAATTGTAAAAGGTTTACTTGATGGCAATGTCCAGTTCGGTGTATCGACTCGTGGTATGGGAAGTTTGAGCCAGCGTAATGACACAATGGTCGTAAATAGCGACTACATTCTTAATGCGGTAGATATCGTACAAGATCCATCTGCTCCTGGAGCTTTTGTTAATGGGATAATGGAAGGTGTTGAATGGGTTTGGAATAATGGCATTATAGAAGCGCAAACAATTGAAAAAATGGAGACTGAAATTAAAAAAGCTCCACGTGCTGATCTCTATGAGACACAGGTTCGTGAGTTCAAGAATTTCCTCTCGTTAATAAAATCAAAATAAGGAGTCAAATATGACTGATAAAGAAATAGTAGAAGATCAGGATGTAGAACTCCATGAAGACGAGAACGAAATCATGGACGAAGCACACGATCCTAAGAATGCTGAAGCTCAGTCAATAGCTGCTACTGATAAAGCTGCTGATGCTACCGGAAGCGCTCCAAAGCGTAAAGGTGAT